GATCTTAGAAATAAAAGAAGATGACAGACAACATTAACCCGGATCATTACAAAGATAGTGAGATCGAATGTATAGACGCAATAGAGTCAAGCATGAGCAAGGAAGCTTACAAAGGTTATCTTAAAGGAAGTATTGTCAAATACGTCTGGAGATATGAGAAAAAAAACGGTGTTGAAGACTTGAAAAAAGCCAGATGGTTTTTAGCAAGACTGATTCACCAGAATGAAAATCAATAACAAGGAGAGAAAATGTCATTCAAAATAGAAAAGAATATTCCAACACGCAAAGCGTACAACGCTTTCACTGATACTCTAGATAAACTAGATGTCGGTGACAGCATACCTGGATTAACCAAAAAAGAAGTTTATAGATTTAGAGGAAACTTCTACACTAAAAACTTTAAGGATCGCAAGTTTACCTTTAGAAAAGAAGCTGATGGTACTTACAGAATATGGAGGACAGAATGAACTTAACCAAAGCATACGAGGACTGGAAAAAAAGTGGTGAAGAAGAATTTTTATCCAATGGTAGGCAAAAACCTGTTAAATGGATAAGAAAACTGAAGGCCTACAAAAACAAAAAGAGAATAGAAAAGAAAAAAACTCATGCTATGATTGGCTCGCATGAGAGAGCCGACATTTGAAGAAGCACTTCAAGAGTTAGAAAAAACAGTCAAAGAACTAGAGTCCGGGGAACTAACCTTAGAAGATTCAGTTAAAAGTTTTGAAAGAGGAATGAAGATCCAAGCCTTTTGCAAACGCAAGTTAGATAAATCTACTGCTCAACTGAATCAGATACTTCAAGAAGATTAGTTTCCTCCTCCTCTTCCATATCATCTTCAATAACATCCTCTACCATTTCCTCCTTTACTACCTCAACCTCACCATTGATAACAATCTGATTCTGTTGCACCAACTCCTGTAGCCTTACCTCCAGCTGCTCCCTACTCATGTTATCAATCTTATGTATCTTCAGCTCCTTCCTATCCACCATCAACCCGGCGAGCTTTGCTCTGGCAATCTCTGCCGTAACGGCTGGACCATATGATCCATCTGCCAATGCAACATCTCTGATCTCTCCTAACTTCTTCGCAATCCCCTCATAAGTAATTTCATTCTTCGTTCTTTGTATAGCCTTCAACTCTCTCACTTTAGCTTGCACATGAGCATACTGTTCGCTAGTCAACAATCGAGTAGCAGCTACTCCGGGATTTTCATATCCAGCAAGATGCGCACAGTAAGTTTGGTTGTAATCCTGGTAAACCATCAAGTCCACAAATTTTTCTTGTTTTTTAGTTAATTTCTTATCTGCCATAATTAGTTATTTTGTGTGTATTTATTGTTACATATATGTATATCTAAGAGAACCTATCTCTCCTACAGAATAGGTGTGTTTATACACCTTTCTATAGTTCTCTATAGAGATGCACATGCGCACAGCTGCACGTACCAGTAAAATCAAGGGTTTCAGAGGTGCATGTGCATATGTGCAGGTATGTGCAACTGCACAACCGCACACCCTATAGAATCCTTTAAGAATGCACCTTTCAAGGGTGCATGTGCAATTCGCCTTTTCGCCATTGCACAGCCGTTTTTCGACATACTTTACGCACTCATTTATGCACTTTTTATACACTGTCATTTTATTTTCTCTCCTCTTCTAATATAGCCATACCTATGTGATAAATGATCTGAGGCACGATTGAATTACCCAATGCTTTGAGTCTGTTGACTCGATCAGGTATGTTCTCTGCAACCCTTGGGATGTCGGGTTCTACTTCAAATCCGTGATGTCCGTCCAACCTGGAGGATAGCCCATCAACCATTCCACCCAATCCGGGTTCAGCGTTCCCTTCCCTGTGTTCCTGACTTCCGGTGAGTTCCCCAACATCCTCTGCATCTTGCCTGTCGGCTTGCCCGCTGCGTCCTCGTTTGCCCCCGGAGTTAGAAACATCTTCTGTTGTTCCTTCAGAGCTACGTTCTCCTCTAGATTCGCTTTGTACCCTGTCTTCTCTATCCTGTTGAGTGCTGCTTCTACTGTTATTGTCGCTGCTACTTCCGATGCTCTCGGTGTTGGATACATCTCGCTCTTCACTGCGCCTGACAGCTTGCTCTTCTTCGCTAGTTTCTCGTAGTCCGTGTTCTCCCCTGTGTCCTTGTGATCCCTCGCTGCTGGAGTCGGCCACATCCTGTGTGGATCCTCGCTCGATGCGTCTGTTATCGCTGCGTTCAGATTCCAGCCGTGTGTTCCTTTGATCATGCTCGGACTCGGACTCTCGTGATAAGCCATCCTTTCTGTCGCCCTTGGTGTCGGCCACATCTCTGCTTGTTTCATGTCCTTGATCGGATACCCGTAGTCCACTTGCTCCGCTAGAGATCCTGGAGGTACTGTCTTCCTCCCCCTGTCGTTTCTCATCTTCTCTCTCTTCTCCATCCCCTCCTCTGATCTCTTCGATATGTTCGTTGCGCTTGGAGTCATCCACATCTGAGGCTCTTCCATCACTTGCTCCCTCAGATTCGAGCACCCTCCCTTCTTCGCTTTGTCCGATAACTCTTCCTTCTTCCTTACTTGGTTTATTCTTAGTCCGTCCATTGTCTGTGGCGTTGCCCACATTTTTTCCGATGATCCAGATTCTATCTCTACGGTGGGGAGCTTCGACACCGCAAGCTGGAATAATAAACGATTGCGTGGCGTAACCTTCGGTTTCCAAGTCAAGACACACATCATCGAGTGCCACGTTGACGAAGCCACCAACGTTTTCGACAATGACCCAAGTGGGTTTTTTGTGCTTAATAATTTCATACATGTACGGCCAGAGGTGTCTGTCATCTTCCTTGCCTTTTTGCTTCCCGGCGAGGGAGAACGGTTGACAGGGGATTCCTCCACAGATGAGGTCGAATTCTTGAATAAGTCTTGTTGGTTCATTTCCAATCTCCTTTAGGTCTTTATATATTGGCACGTCAGGCCAGTGTTTATTTAATACTTTACGACAGAATTCATCATACTCACAAAAAGCTACAGTATCAAAACCACCTGTAGCCTCTAGTCCAAGGCTGAATCCTCCTATCCCGGAACACACATCTAATATCTTAATCATCTTTATCCCAAGGTTTCTCCATTTGATTATCTTCCAAGTAATACCAAGTGTTCTTACCTGGTACGTTATGTGTCTTCACCTTATCTCCAAGATACTTTTGAACATGTGATACACCGTATCTTGCTGCTCTTTCTCCTGAAGCTAGGTCTTTCTCTTTCAATGCAGTTCGAGCCAATAGCTCTAGGTCTTGCCTTGTATAGAACTTATACGAACTCATTGCTCCAGCTATAACTCTAGCTATCTCTACTTCATCAGGACTGTCTTGTGCATCCACTACTCTGAAGAAGCCACGCTCAAAGTCAAAGTAAGCTAGGTGTTGATCAGGCTCTCTTGCGTTTCTTGCCTCGTAGAACAATGATACGTTTGGCTTTGTGCCTGACAGTTTGATACCTGAATCCATCCAACCAGCAAAAGCACTACCACCACGAGCAGACATGAACGACAGATCATCTGCCCTTTCTTTACCTGTATGGTGAGCAATGATTACTGCTACCTTGAATAGTTCTATGAGTTTATCAACCCTTGATAACATCTCGTGGATCTCTGAGTTTGAGTTCTCTTCACCACTGAAGAAGTTAATAATAGGATCAATCATTAATAAGTCAGGCTTATGATACTCAATGCTTTCTGCTATAGCATCCATGTCGCCATCTCTCATGATGTTCTTTCTTAGTCTGCCTGATGCTATCAGGTTTGATTTGCCTAAGTTGTATAGCTCCGGGTCGTGATGATAAGGCCTGTAATACATTTCTATTCTTTGTTTCAAGAACTCATGAATGATCTCTGCCTGTAACCACATGACCTTCAAAGGTCTGGAGAACTGCTTGCCCATAAACTCTGTGCCTGTCGTAGCAGATGCAGCGAATGCTCCTAGCCAATGTGACTTACCTATCTTGGGTTTACCAAGAAGCAACACCCTTGATTGTTCAAATACAAATGCATCCCCCCAAAACTGTTCAATACGGCTTGAATCCATTGCATCCCAGAAGGGATCGTTGAATGTTTTTAAACCTAGTGGATCTCTTTCAACTACCTTTTGTTTCTTCTGTTGGTCTATTGGATCTTCCTGATCCATAATCTCCTTGAGTTCGTCAGCTATTGTTATCTGCCATTGACTTGTATTCCATTTCAATATGCCAACGTCTGCATCTTCTTGGTTTCTTTTAAGATGTCCTGAACAAATACTATTGGTTGTATGTAAAACTTCTTGCACACTCATTGGAGGATTGTTGGTTTGATTCCAGTCCAATGCTTTGATGATGACTTCTCGCATGCCCCAACCTTCTAGAATCCATTTGCCTACAAGCCTTGCCAGCGTATCGTTACGCATCCCGGATTGCACACCATCCAATGATAGAGGTGTCTTATTATCTAGACTGATCTTGCCATCATTGTTGAAGTCATAGATAACATTCATATCCTGACTGTTGAGTACAGGTAGATCATCCATAGAATCTATGATGATGTTGTCTACAGTTTCAAACATGTATTTGTTTGATGGGCTTACCATAACGTAGCCACCTTCACCTCTGATGTCTAGTCTGCCTGTTGTGTTTCTGATTGTAAGATTAGGATTGATAGCGTAGAAATAATGATAGCCACCACGAGGCGTTCTTTGTTTAAGAGGCGTTCTTGTGATCTTGCCTGACTCTACAAAGTCACAAGCCTCTTGCGAGTCTGCATCCAATACAACAAAGGTGATACCTGTTACAACTGCCCAATTACATTTGGGGAACTGTCTATACCAATTGCTTATATCTCTTTTGCTTGGTTGATTGGTTATGTAGTCAGACCATTTGACTCTTGGAGTCTTTGACCATCTTTTGATAAGGACATCTTCTTCTTCGTTGGGATGTCTTGCCTTGAAATAATCTGGGATTACATCGTCCCTTGAACCACAGGGTATTAGATGAAAGTTGTTTTCATAATATGAAGACAACATATCTTTGCGTGACTTATCATCGATCTCGTCTCCAACAAGATTGAATTGTAAATCGAGAGACATGTTACGCCTCTACTGGTCCGTATATGCCTTCCCAATCTAAAGCATGCCCGGTTAACTTGATAAGTTTCTTTGCTTGGTTTACAGAGGGTTGTCTGCTACCGTATCTCCAGGATCTTATTGTATCTACTGACACACCAAGTTCCTTGGCTAAAGGTTCTTCGCCCCTCTTTTCAATATAGCTTTTTAAATTCATGTCTCTCCTATTCTTAATTTAGCGACACGCCCCTCCGCTTACGGGTGACGGTGTAAGTTGCTATGAAGATTTAGTAGTTCTGAGGAACATAGCAATTTAAGGAACGTGTCTAATTGGAATAATAAATCCTTATTTACTAAATGTAAAGTATTTACTTGACATAGAATTTTATGTGACTAAGATAAGGGTATTAAAAGTTTGGAGACTGATAATGAAAAAGAAAAATATAAGTGAACTCTGCCTTGCAGATTTGTTAAAAGAAAAGAAAAAGAATTTAACAATGCAAGCTGATTTAAAAAAAGCCAGTGCAGAGCTGGATAACGAAATTGCTTCTCGTCCTGAGATACAAAAGCATATCAATAAACTTTCTAATACAGGTGGATCTACCAGAGTCCCTCTAGATAATGTGATTCCCTTAGATATAAGGTTGCAATACAAAGTTACTAGATCCTGGGACCAAGAGTTCCTATCTAAAATAAAGAAAGACATACCCAAAAATCTTTTCCCATTCAAGACACAGTTCGTTGAAGACACGGCCATGTCTAAAAAGATTGCAGAAGAGAATCAAGATGTATTCGACAAGATACAAGAGGGATTGCAAACCAAGATTAATGAAAGGCCATACATATCTTTTATAGATCCATTGAAGGGAGGTAAGAAATGAGCGAACAATCAATGGAAGAATTTTTGTTTAACCACAAGATATATAAAGAAGCACAGGCTAACTTTTTACAAAAAGGTTTAGAGGGATCAGCACAAGAAATGCTTAAAGAGATATCAAGCTCTTTTAAATTATACACAAGCGATCATGAAGACATCAGAGATTTTTTCATGCAAAAGATTGCACAGAAATTATTGCTTGATCTAAAAGAAGGTTTGATGAATAACGATTTAGCAGATGCTGATGTGGCTAAACTAACTAATGGAGGAACACAATGAGTAAGGAGATGGATAGAGCTACCGAGCTTTTAAAAAATTCGTTTTATTTTGAATCAGATCTACACCCAGAAAAGGTCAGGTGGAGATACAAAAACGAGGCGTTAAGGCCAGCTTATTTTCATAAAACGTATAAGCCTAAGTTGTCAGACCTTGTAATTGAAACCAAACTGCCAAAGGATCTCAAACTCGAAATCAGGCGTGATCTTTTAGCAAGCATACAAGAGGAGGATAGATAAATGAGTTTATTAGATTCAGTAGAAACAGGAATCAAAGTGCCTACACTAAAGATCAATGTGTCCGGGACTAACGGTATTGGTAAAAGTACCTTTGCCTCACAAGCACCCAGACCAATATTTATTAAGACAGAAGATGGGACAAACTTTATTGACGTACCATCTTTTCCTTTGTGCCAAACATACGATGATGTATTGAAACAAGTTAATACATTGTTGCATGAGGAACACGATTACAAAACTCTAGTCTTCGACACAACTGATTGGGCTGAGAAACTGATACATCAGAAGGTGTGCCAGAATCATTCAGTCAAATCAATTGAGGCTTTGGGTTTCGGTAAAGGATATACAGAGGCATCTGAACTATACCGTACATTGCTACACATGTTCGATGACCTGGGAGCGAAAAGAAAGATGAACATCATCTTGTTATCGCACGTATCCATAAGAACTTTTAACGATCCTGAGAGAGAACCTTATGATCGTTGGGAATTGAATCTACACAAGAAAGTATCAGCGATGATAAAGGAATGGGTAGATTTTAATCTGTTTGCAAACTACGAAGTTACAACTCGTACAAGTGGACAGGGCTTTAAAGAAACAACGAGAGGTGTGTCTTACGGCAAGCGTAAGTTGTTTCATAAATATGCAGCCTCGTTTGACGCTAAGTCTAGAGTTGATTTGGGGAGT